ATGTGCCCAAATTTTAAGCCTTTAACTTATAGTCAACTTCAAGCATTGAATTTACCTCCAATTCCTTTTGAATATTTGGATGAAGTTTATCCTGCTTATACGACACCGTTATTATTTAAATCTGAATTGGGTTTGGAATGGCGCGATGTGATGTTTGGTTTAGTACCTAAATGGGCGACTGATTTATCTTCTGCAAAAAAAACTTATAATGCGCGTAGTGAAACCTTATTACAGCGTTCAAGCTTCTTTGAAGCCGCGGCTAAGTGTAACTTTGGTGTTATTCCTGTCACTGAGTTCTATGAAGCTAAATATAGTGATGGGAAACCACAACGTTGGTGTGTGCGTCGTAAAGATGGTGAAGCTTTCTTTATTGCAGCAATTTATGAAATTTGTCGATTAGATGGTGATATTATTCGTTCGGCTGCCATGATTACAATGGACGCAAGTCATCACTGATTGTATAAGTTGTTGTAATTTAATTATAAAAATATTCCAATGTATTTTATTACTCACAATATTACTCACATTTATTTTTATTGTGATAAAAAGGCCGCTTTTGCGACCTGTATTTTATGCACTTATCGTGTCGTCATCTGGCTTAACAATACATTCTAAAACGTAACTATTCAACCAGTAGTTTTTTCGCCCATCTTTCTTGGGGGATTGAATACGACCATCATTAATTCTGGCATAAAGTTCCTTTTTTGAAATATTCATTCTCAAAGCAAACTCGGCAGTAGAAATACGACGCTCAGTATTTGTTAAATCAATTGCAATTCCCACATCAACCTCCTTTGGCTTCTATCGAAGTACCACCATAAGTTCCATCGCCACCACAATTTAGGCAGTGTGTATAAACTCCTAAAAGTCTCCATTGTTCTTCAAACGCCTTTCTTTCTTTCTCTAAATCAACCATCTCGCCACCTTATCTCTTATTACAACCAATCATTTTGTGACCCTTTTCATTGATCAAAAAATCTCGGCATATTGATAAAAAGTTCTTGTTGCATTTATCATTTTTAAATGAACGCCCAACAACACCATTCGGCTTCTTGATGCTAAAATTAGAATCATTGGATATGTCGTAGTTCTTTTTTAAGCACCATTCTTTAAACTCGATCATTAAATAAGACCTGGTTCGTAATGCGTAAGGGATTAAGTAAAGTCTCATCACGCCACCCCTAAGCTTTTGATTGCTTCATCAATGCTTTTATTAAATGCTCGAACATCAGATTCCATGCCAGAAATATCCAAATCCTTTGCAAATACACGAATAACAATGATCTGAAGTTCTGCTTTCAATCGTGGGTCATAGCTCACAAAATCACACCACTCACGACGAGTGCAAGACAATTGACTGGTGATCTGTGGAATATATTCATCAGGCACTTTTCTAGTCAGAAGCGTATTAAGGTGCGTTGTTGTGTCAGGGCACTTAACTTCAATTTGCCCATCTTTACCTACAATCCCATCAGGTGATGCCCCAAACATTTCAACGAAAGGGTGATCAATTAAGCCCGTTCCTACTACAAAGTTACCTGTTTCATTTTCATAGGCTGCAATAGCGTGAGGCTCGTTATCGATTCCCCACTGCATGCTATAGCTGGTTGGGATTTCTTTTTGAACACCAGTAAGACGCTCAGCAAGAATAGTTAAACCCAATGCATTTAAAGCTTTTCCTTTCATAGGCTTCGCATTCAAATCTTTGACACGACTTGCAGTCACTTTGCCTACACGATCTGCAAACCAATCTTCATTACGCTGGAGAATGTTCATAGGTTTCTCCTTGGTTGGATAAGGCTTGGTCGGCAAACTGCGCGATTCCTTTTAAGTTGACAGAATGCTTTGCCCACAAGTGGTTTTTGTGTGAACCTTGGGGAAGGGCTTCATACGCACTCTTAAGGCGTTCTGAACCGTATTGCGATTCACGATTCAGGGTAGGCAAGTGCTCATCCTCAAACTCTTGGTATCCTTCTGGAACGTCAGATGTAACCGTCTTAACCTGTGAAGTTTGACAATCATCTATGCGTCGCGCTTCATCTTCGTCATAAATACCTGAAAAGCCAAAAGCAACACGCGCACACTGAATTAACGCTTTATGACGAAGCATGCGTTTTGGGTATTTTTTCCATGGTTCAGATGTGCCTTGGCATTCGCTCAAATACTCAGTCACAACAGTAGGGTGTGATCGATCTTTGCGGTAGATTTTGCAAGTACATGATTCATCATCTTGCTCAAACTGGATACCATCACAAACAGGATTGTCATTAATAATTCGCGCCCAACCATCAATACCAACAACAGGGGTGATGCCACCGCCTTTGGCAGGGAAAGCATAAATTTCTTTGGTAAATGGGTTGAGCTTGTACTGGTTTGCAACAATCAAAAGACTGACAAGCTGCACGTCATTCGCGCCTTTAAACACAGTGTCAATTAATGTCTTTTTTAACTGCTCTGGATCCACATCAACCATGTCAAACGCCACAGCCACTTTGTGCATTTGAGCTAGAACAATATTGTTATTTGCAGGTGCATTCATCTTCTAATCCTCAATATTTGACTGAAACATGCGGAACTTGGTTGTTTGCAATCGCAGTAATAACCGCTTTTGCCTGACCTTCATCTAGTCCGATTTCACAAAACTTATTCAAAATTTCACGATTGATTGAGCGCATGTGTTCTTTATTCGCTAAACGCGCTGCTTCCGCTTCCTGATCAGCTTTAATATTTGCAGCTTGTTCGGCTTCAATGCGTAAGCGTTCCGCTTCAATCGCTTGCTGCTTTTGAGTCTCAGCTTGTTTTGCTTGTTCAATCGCTTGCTGTTTTAGTTTTTCTTCACGCAAGATTGCGGCTTCATGTTCTGCTTTAAGTCGAGCTTCACGCTCAGCAGATTCACGAGCTAATTTTTCAGCCTGTTCACGCTCTGCTTGAGCTTTCTTTTCAGCTTCACGTTGAGCTTTTTCAGCAGCTTGACGAGCAATAGCCTCATCACGTTCTTTTTGCTGGCGCTCAATTTCAGCTTGACGCAAACGCTCTAATTCAGCCTGTTCGGCTTCATATTTTTCACGTGCAGCCAGAGCAGTGCGTAGCTTTTCAAGTGTTTCCAATTTTGCGATTTTGGCTTCTTGTTCGAACTCTTCGAAAGACGAATCAATTTCTGTATTTTCAAGATCAAAGATATAACCCTTAATCTCGTGAGATTCTTTATTCAAGATGTTTTCATCATGCAAGCTATGAATAGCTCTGATTACCGCTTGATGCTTTGCAACACGATCATTTTCGGCTTGCTCCCAGTCATCTAGCGGCTTTCGAATCTCATCACGCAGTGCATCACACTGGTCACGCCATGCCTTACGATCACGATCAATTGCAGCAGCCTGAGCTTTAATACCTGCAACCAAATCCTTGCCGTGATTATCTACAGCGGCTTTAGATTTACTTACCTTGTAAGCTTGTGAGGCAATAGCATCACGACCTTTTTTTGTGGTGACATCTGGTACGATTGAACGCGCTTGTTCTGCCATTCGATCAAACAAATCTTGAATGCCATTTTCTTTTTGAAATGCAACAATAATTGCGTTTTGTTCAATAACTTGTAATTCATTTACTTTTGAGTTCATCTTAATCACCCACTATATGTGAACGTCCGCGGTTCGGGTAATACACATCCCGATCTATGCGAACAATATTGATAACTTGTTGTTCAATTGGCTTTTGTGGCCCACATCTAAAATTCGGCTCTTTTTCACCTATTGGTGTGCAATGAGCCAAAGTTAAGGGCCATTTTTTCCACGATTTAGAAAGCGCATTCCAGTAAAAAATCTGGCTTTTATTTACTAAGAGTTTCCACTCAGAACCGCCAAATGTGCTGTAGTGCGTGGCTTCCGATTCTTCGCCAGCAAAACACCCAAATTGCTCAAGAAAGTCTGTGTTGAATAGCAAGCCCATACACACCTCACGCCTTTAGTGAAGCCAACAGAGCAGCAGTACGTTGACGATCCATTTCTGTGATTCGGTTTTGCCACTGACGATATTCACCCGCACCAATGTCGCCACGCTGAAATGCGTACTCAACCGCACAAGATATACCTGGATCATTGCTTAATTCATGAAGTAATTTAGATTGCGGTGAAGAAAAAACCTCAGGCTTATAGAAAGTGTTCATTCTGACACCTCATTTACCTCTAAGCGGTATTTTTTACCCCGAGATTGAAACTCAAGAACAACACCCTTATGCAGCAGATATTGAGCCACCGCTGAAACTGCCGTGTCTGTAACATCCTCTTTTTCACCAACAAACATTTGATTTTTCGGGTTTACACGACCTGCATAAATTGTATTTGTTAGTATTGATGACATGATCTTGATTGGATTCTTACTCATTTCTGATCTCCCGCAAACTGCGCCTGATAAGCCTTAGCTTTCGCTTCTTGATAGTCCATCTCATCAGCAGCCTTATAAACAAAAACAGCAGATAAGAACGCGAAGAACAGAACAACAAAGCCGATTGAAAGCAAATTTATAAATGATGATGAAGCAAGCTTTTCTCGCTTCTCATTTTGATTCTTGATCAATTGATCGATTAATTCGTTTTGTGTCATTGATCAACCTCCCCATCAGAATGAACATGCGTTTCACATGCAGCTAGAAGCATGACCTTGTATTGATTCCAGAATGAAAGGGCGTCACTATCCATGCGACTAATTTCTTGATCTGTAAAAGCTTTCCATTGCTCTACTTTGTGGTTTTGACAGCCGATTCGCATGTAACCAAATCCATTAATGCAAACAAGCCATCGTAAGGTTGGGATAATAAGCGGAGCATTTTTCGCGTCCCCAAGATCCGCGTCCCGAAGATTCGCGCCCCCAAGATCCGCGCCCCGAAGATTCGCGTCCCGAAGATTCGCGCCCCCAAGATTCGCGTCCCGAAGATTCGCGCCCCAAAGATTCGCGCCCCAAAGATTCGCGCCCCAAAGATTCGCGTCCATAAGATCCGCGCCCCGAAGATTCGCGCCCCGAAGATTCGCGTCCCGAAGATCCGCGTCCCCAAGATCCGCGTCCCGAAGATTCGCGCCCCCAAGATCCGCGCCCCCAAGATTCGCGCCCCAAATATCCGCGTCCCAAAGATTCGCGCCCCCAAGATCCGCGCCCCGAAGATTCGCGCCCCGAAGATTCGCGTCCATAAGATCCGCGCCCCGAAGATTCGCGCCCCGAAGATCCGCATCCTCAGCAATAGCAGTCTCAACCGCATGACGTGCAATCATTCCAGATTCCATACCGTCAGGGATTTCACAAGAGAAAAGGACCTCACCAGTCCAGCGATTTTTAATTTCGTAATTCTGTGTCATAATGACCTCACTCTTTGAGTAAAAGCCCTTTGATGTCGAGTCGGAAGGGCTTTTTGTTGTCTTGATGAGATTATTAAACCAAAGGTATAAAATTAAATCAAGTAAAATTTAAACCATAGGTGAAAATATTTTTACACCTAGGTTTAAATTTGTTTTAATAGACAAAAGAAAACCCACGCTGGGTGGGTGAGGTGTTTATGAAAATTATCTACTTAGTTCCCATAATTATTGTGGCTATATGTATGCTGTGTGTCTCAAGGCAGCACTGCATAGATATCTGGGTGGTTTATGGATTCTGGGTGTCAGGCTTCATGTTTGGTCTTGGGCTGGATGAAGCATCAAAGAAATCTAAGGCTAGCACAAATAATAGCAATAATTGATCCCCATATAAATTGCCAGTATTTTATGTAAAATTCAACTAGCCTATGTGCTAGCTTAGAAGTCCAGTGCTTTTGATTTAATGGCATTATGAATTTCAAAGAGCTATTTCTATCGTCATCATACGAGTCTTTGCCATTCCACCATATTTTTATTTTCTCAAACATACATCCTCGCTAAAATGTGCTGGGTTCACAGTTTTAAATTTCTTGTTGTCCTGAAAACTCAATTCTTGAAAGGTAGTCAATAGGTAGGCCTTTTTTCTCGCCAGTAAGCGTTTCAAAATGAATCCATATGGAAGCAGCTTCATTCTCAAAGTTCACACTGACCAATTTCACTAAATTATACGGTTCAGCATTACCCATCATTATGATATTAAAGCGGTGATCTTCACGAACATATGAAATAAGCATCTGATGTATTGCCATTTGCTCAGCACTCGATAAGCATCTATATTCATGCAGTTCAGGAATTTTATTTTTCTTGGACATTAATGGTTACTCATTAGAATACCGTTCTAAAAACTCATCTATCCAACCTTGTGCCGCATCTAGATTTGTTATGTCGGTTAGTTTTAAATTAGTGCCTTCAGCTTCATTGAAACCCTCAATAATTGCTTCAAAAATATTTGCTTCAGCTATGATTTCACGCGCCATTTCCGCAGCATCATAGCTTTGCTTTGCTTTTTTTAGTCCTGCTATTTGTTTATCAATTCCATCGCCAATTTTACCTAGTGCAAGTTTAAATTCTTGACGATTAATCGTTAGGGCAGTTTTTGATTTATTGAGTGTTGCGATCATTTTTTATATCTCTAAGAAGTTTTAATTATCCAGCACGCCAAAACTGACGGCCCATTACTTTAAAATTTAAGCCATTCTGCTCTGTAACTTCACGATCTCTGTACTTGGGATTCATGCTGTGTAATATCAATTTCCCGCCTTCTTCTTTGAAAATTTGCTTAATCATTCCTTCACCTTCAAAGTAAACAGCATAGATTTCACCATCGATGATTTCTGTTTGGGATATATCAATACCAACCAAGTCTTCATCATGAATAAAGTCCGACATACTATCGCCTTTAGCTTTAATGATACGCATGCAATCTGGATGAACGTGCTTCTTTTTAAAGAAATTTGGAGGGAAAGGTTGTTTTCCATTAATAACATCAAAATGAAATTCAATTGCTTCACCAGTGCCACATGAGAAACTAGCCTCTACAACATCGATCCAGATAAATCCGTCAGCCTCACCATACTCGACCACTGTTGGGCTTTGAATGTCATTCACATCAAATGACGATTCATCCCTCTTAGATAAACCATGTGTATTCATGAATTCTTGCATGTTGAAGTTGGTTAAATTCTGATTCTTCTTGCCATTTAAAAGCCAACCAGCATCAACTTCCAATAACTCTGCCAACTTATCCAAAGTCTCTTTGCCAATCTGTCCTTTTTTCCATTTAGAGGGCGCTTGAGGGGTCAAGCCTATAAGTGTGGCAGCTTTAGACCATGACAACTTCTTTGCTTTCAGTGCTTCCTGAATGCGCTCAACCATTGTGCTCATAACTTTCATTGCGTGAAACCTTTGGTTAAATTTTCGTATAAAAAACATAAAAATGTAAGCAACCATAGGTTGAAATTAATTTTAACTCATGGTTTAATAAAAATATTAGTTAGGTTTAAATAAGGTTTAAAATATGAATCCTATTCAACAAGCAATTGAAGCTGTTGGTGGGCGTACTTCAGCAGCAACCTTACTTGGTATTTCCTATGTTGCCGTTCGGAAAATGGCTGAGAAAGGTGTTTTGCCACGTACTGACTACACTGGCGAAACCCGATATGCAGAAATCTTCGCAGACCACAGCAACGGAAAGCTCACAAAAGAATGGCTGCTTGATAAAGCAAACCCAAAACATTTAGCAGCTTAGGAACAACCATGAGCAAAGTATCTACGGAAGTATCTGCAAGAGCGAGAAATGAAGTTTCAAGAGTCTTGCAAGCACTTGCATCTAGCAATCAAAGCATGATTGCAGAGCAATTAGGTATAGACCCAAGCACACTTTCACGAATGAAAAATGATAAGAAATCCAACGGCTTGACAGAGCTTGAGAACTGTTTAGTGCTATTGGATGTTCTTGGATTCAAAACTGTACTCAAGAAATATCGAATGATCAGTGAAGAAAAATTGAATGCACTTTTTGTTATGTCAAAGGCATGGATGGAGAGTAAGCAGTCAATTGATGATCTTTTTCAAGATGACATTGAAGATTTTGGAATGAGTTTTGAGCTTGGTTACAAAGAAAAAGCCTGATGGTCAAGATCAGGCTTCATGTTCAATCGGAGAGAACCAAATGAACTATCAAATATTAGCAGACATTGAACTAAATCGAAAGATTAGTTTGTTTCAAAAAGCAGTTGAGGCTTACACGCTTCATCGTTCACTCGAAAACTCAGTTGCAGTGGCCAGAGCAAAAGCTGAACTGGCTATGTGCATGTGGGGTGGAATATGAGCTTAGATGCTATGAATTGGGCTTGGAAGGCACAAGTCAATACATCAGCACAAAGATTAGTTCTTTTGTCGTTGGCAGATCGTGCTGGTGAAAATAATACATGCTTCCCGAGTAATGCAAGACTTGCTCAAGATACCGTTTTGAACATTAAGACTGTTCAAAAAGTAATTGGTCAGCTTATGGAATTAGGCTTAGTTGAAGATACCGGGAAAAGAACTGGTGCTACAAATCAAGTTCGAGTTTTGCAACTTGTTGGTGTCAATCAAAGAGAAGAAACCCAAAAAAGGGTTAGTTCAAACAATACCAAAAACGGTGCAGTTAAAGACAACCAAAAACGGGATGCTTCCAATGGGGTAACTCACCCAATTTTGGATAATAACGATCCCAATTTTGGGGTCGGTAACGCACCCAATTTTGGGATAGGGAATCTCCCATTGAATCTTTTAATGAACCTCTCTTGCGAACACGACTGGATTCCACAAGAAAAAACTTTGGTAGAAATTTTAAAAATGAAGGGCCAGCAAAGAAATCTAAAATTGATTTTTGGTTTACCTGATTTCGAATTTCAACTTGGTGCGTTCAATGCTCACTACGAGTACAAAGAACAAACCGAATCTTCAAAACACTACGCATTCGCAAACTGGATTACGGACAAGTTTGAGCAACACATCAAACGCAACCCTGATTACACTGAAATTCACAATCATCAAGACAGCACCCAGGTTGAGCAACCACAAACCCAATTCAAAGGCGTAGCAAAAAAATTCAAGGGGATTAGCGCATGATCGAATTATTCTCAATCCCACTTGAGCAAACGGCACTTTCAACAATCATGGGGTCAGATCAGAGTGCAGATGAGTTTGTCTCATTGCTTGATAAATCTGATTTCTTTTCAACGAACCATCAAATCATTTTTGGTCACATCAAAGCACAGCATGCAAAAGGTGAATCGTTTGATGAAGTGACAGTGTATGAGCTAATCAAAGCAAATACGCTTGAACACTCTCAAATCGATGAGAAGTTCATCATGAATCTAATGTCAGCAATCAAGCAACCATACACGCTTGAAACACACATCAAAAAACTTAAGGATTTTTCTTCTCGTCGTCGTCTACAAGACACCAGCAAGTTAATCAACTCAATTTCTGTCGATATGGTGACGCATACAGCAGAGTCGGCAATCAACAAAGCTCAAGACTTGATACAAAACCTTGATCTCGGCTCAGGTGATGAAAAACTCAAACATGCACATGAGTTTTCAAAAGTCGCAATCAGTGAGTTTATTTATCGTCACCAAGCCTTGCATGCGGGTGCGCCTTATGATGGTGGTATTCGTACTGGATTTACAGCACTGGATAATAAACTGGGTGAAATTGGAAAAGGTGATCTAGTCATCATTGGTGCGCGTCCGAGCATGGGTAAAACCACATTCGCTCAGAACTTAGCGGCAGACATGATGATCAATCAATCTTTACCTGTCTTATTCTGCTCTATCGAAATGCGCGGTCATCAGATTGCACAGCGCTTAATTAGCGGCATTGGAGGGGTTGAGCTTAGAAAAGTCCTCACAGGTCAAATCAACCCAAATAGTGATGATTTTAAAAACATCAACACAGCAGCCAATGTTCTTGAAAAAGCACCGCTAATGATTGATGACAATAACCGTGCCACTGTGGCGAGTATTCGTCGGTCAGCAAAGAAAGTACAGCTCAAGTACGGGAAGGTTGGAGCAATTTTTGTTGATTACATCCAGCGCGTCACACCGCTTTCAAAAAATAACTTTGGTCGCTCAGACAAAGATATTGGCGAAATCTCAACAGAATTAAAACGCATTGCTGGTGATTTTGAATGCCCTGTTTTTGCTTTGGCTCAGTTGAACCGAAATCTTGAAAACCGCCCAAACAAGCGCCCCGTGAATGCTGATTTAAAAGAATCGGGTGATCTGGAGCAGGATGCAGACATCATCATGTTTATCTATCGTGATGAGGCCTATAACCGTGAGTCAAAAGAGGCAGGAACAGCCGAAATCATTATCGGAAAGGCTCGCAATGGATCGATTGGCACAGTTCGATTGGCAACAGATTTAGCAAAATCAACTTTTGCAGACTTAAGTCCTGAGTATTACGAAAGTTTGCAAGAGCAAGGAGGTGCGGCATGAAAAACAACAATCCAACTTTCATCGAAACCGAATTGGGCAAAGAAAAGTTCTGCAAGCACTGTCAAGAGTATTGGCCTGCCGATTCCGAGTTCTGGTACATGATCAAGGACAAGCTTAAAGATGGAACAGTCGTGTATCGACCTGATTCAGCTTGCAAAGGTTGCTACGACAATGTGTATCGCAAAACCAGACACAAAAGCACATATCAGAAGAAATCGTTCCACGAGCGAGGTAAAGCAGCATGAGCATGACAGTAGAAGAATGGTTGGCACAGGGCAACAAAATTACAGTGATTCAGGGATTCACTGGTATTGCACCGAAGCAAAAATTTAACAATCGAGAAGTCAAGGTGCGTGGCAGGGCAAAAACTCAAACTCAGATGCCGAGATTGAATGAAGAACAAGCAAAAGAACTAAGTGACTGGCTAGATGCGAAATTAGGTCGAACTTTGGATTTGGCGAATTACATGAATTGTTCGAGCACAAAGATAGGGTTAATCAAAAATCGAAAAACACCATGCTCTAAAACCCAATTTGAAATGATGAAAAAGGGAATGCGGGCGATTGAGGGGGTGATGGCATGAACGCACATAAATTTGTAGCAGTACATGGGATTGAGAGAGCTAAGGCGGTTTTGGATGAGTTACCAAATGCACACGCAACACACATGACAGATGACGCTCGAATGTTTGTTGATGAAAACAATCCTTTACTTGATTCTTTTCAACGCAGTCAAATCAAGGATTTAATTTCTATTCTAGAACTCAAACAGGTGGTTGAGTCTGTTGAGATTGTTGAGTCTAAGGGCGGATTAAGAAAGCTAAAAAAAGAAGCCAACTGTCTTTTTTACAATGGTTTTGAGGGCATTGCAGAGAGTTATGAAAAATCAATCGCAGACTACGAATCCATTTATGGAGGTGAGCATGTTTAAGGTTGGGCAAGATGTCGTTTTAAACAATAGCAGTCAAAACAAGGTTATGAAGATTCAAGCCTACAAAGACGAATTTATTAGAGCTTATTGGAGCAAAAAAGAATACTCGTTTGCGCATGAGTCAAACTTTAGACACGCAACTGAACAAGAAATCGCAGCAGGGCATCGTATTGATTTAGAAACCCTCCGCGACTGTGACACTAGTCCGAATTGCAAGAAGTTTGATGAGAGGGTGGAGTGATGAAAGTTCAATTAGATGATAAGTCTAAAGCCGAATTTATTGAGCATATTGCCAAAGATTCAATAACTTGTTGGTTTGATGGTGATGAGTTTGTTATGCCAAGTGGTCAAGGTCGTACCGCAAGAGGGATTGTTTTAGGTAAGTTGTTAGTTTGGCAACACCAACAATCCAAAATTGATGAGCTGCAAAAGAAAAATGCGTGGTTGAGTGATGTTGCTGAACGAGAAAACAATCGAGCCAATAATCTTCAACAAGATAAAACAAGTACGACAATATTACTTGGAAAAACGATTCAAGAGAAAAATGAGCTGCAAAAGCGGGTGGATGCAGTAAAGGCATTGATCGAAGAATATAGAGACCCACCAACAGAAGATAAGACATTTCAACATGCGTTATCAATTGTCGCATATGAGTTAGAGCAAGCACTCAAAGGGGGTGAAGAGTGAGCATATATACAACAGAAACAACATATGCAGATAAAGGTGAGTTTATGAAGCGTGTTGAGCGTAAAAACTCAAAGTCTGATATGTCGAGAATTTTGGCTGATTTTCATTGGGTGCTTACCGATGACACAAAAAGCGATAGTGAAAAGATCAAGGCTTTAAAAGATGCGCACCTTAGAATCATTTGGGGGTGACCAATGACCACATTCAAAGAGGCTCAACGCATTCAATCAAAAAAGGTCGCACGTTCTAAGAAGTTCAATCGTGTGCCGACCGAAGATCAGGAACAAATGACAGTTATGTCATGGGCGCATCGAGTGAAGTTCAAAGACGGACGGTTGAGTGATTATTTATTTCACATTCCCAATGGTGGGTCAAGAAATATCATTGAAGCGACGAAGCTTAAAAAGATGGGAGTAAAGGCAGGTGTACCAGATTTACAGCTCATTGTTCCTAATGGTCAAGCTCATGGGTTATGGATTGAATTGAAAGCACAAAAAGGGAAGTTGCAGCCAAGCCAGCAAATCATGATTCAGCGATTAGAGGCGCAGGGTTATCTGTGCAAAGTCTGCTTCGGTGCAGATGAGGCGATTAACGAAATTAAGAAGTATTTGATGCTTGAAGCAGCATAAGGGGAAAGGCATGAATGCAGTAGCAGCAATAAAGAAAATGGACTGGTCTAGATTCACTATTGATGAGTGGTTGAAGCAATATGCTGCATTCTTGTCAGTTAGTCGAATGAAAGGAGGCCATGAGCCAGATTCGCTAGAAGTAAACACAATATACTGGCTTGTTAGGGAAAATGATAAGTCAGGCAGAAGCAGTAATGGCAAGTTTGTTTATTTGCAGATCAATGAATATGAGTACGATCAGATAGATAAACTAATCAATTCAGTTGTCAGTGATGAAAGTATATGTAAATCAGCACAAGTCTGTGTACAGCTATATCTTAAGAAAATGATTGAAGGTTTAACTGAAAAACAAATGGGTAATATATTTGTTTATTCTGAATCAAGCATTAGAAATATGGTGTATGCAGGTCGGTATTATCTTGCGGGACATGATAAGCGGTTAGTGCTTGACACTTAAGTGGATTTTCATTAATCTGTGTTATAGTAGACGAAGTTTAAGTAATTTACTAAATATTTTGAAAAGCTCACCATTCGATGGGCTTTTTTGTTGCTTATAGAAATGCAAATGGAGCGCTATAGGCATACATTTACCCTGCCACTGGTGGGCTTTTTACGCCATTCGTCTAATTGGATAAGACATCATAATTCTAGTGTGATTGATGTAGGTTCGAGTCCTGCATGGCGTGCCATTTAATTTAGAGAAGTGAATAGCGTCTTAGCGCTCTCGGCAAATCTAAGTGATACGAGCAAGGTTCACTTCATCTAAGCTAAAGACGGGTGTTTGTATGGACACAAAAGAAATAAGAAAAAATATCGAAATGTATTCTGCTGAATTGAACAAGTATCAAAGCTTATCTCGCCAATTACTCTCACGTGAAGAAATGATCTTAGTGGACCGGAAGATTGTGCAGTTCAGGGAAAGGATTAAGAACTTACGGGTAGTGCTTGATGCGCGACAATAAGCGATTGGCAACTATTCGGAAATTCCCATGTGTTCGATGTGGTGGTAGGCCAAGTCAGGCGGCACATTCAAATAGCTCAAAGCACGGCAAGGGTAGGGGGATTAAGGCTTGTGATTCCAAAACTGTTAGCTTATGCGCCAGTTGTCATGAAGCATTTGACCAGTTCAAATTAGGCAATAGAGAAGAGTCAGAGGCTTTGTTTGATGGGTGGTTGGGAAAGACGAATCGGATGTTAAACATTGGGTACAACAATGAGGTATTTTGATGGAACCAGTCGTCTACAAAATCCAGAATCACTATGATGTTGCTAGAGTCGCCAATTATCTTAATTTAAATCATGGCAGAGCGGCAGGCGAAGGTAAGCCACTTGTTGTGCATATTCAAGAAGACACCAAAGATAGATCAAAAGCTCAAAACAAACTCTACTGGAAATGGCTCAGTCAATGGGCGAAGCATCAAGGTACAGATAAAGATAATGAGCATTTATTCTTTAAGCGTAAATTCTTAGCAACGATCTACTTTCGTGATGATGTGGGTCAGTATCGAAATACATTCAATGCAGTGAAAGCATTAAAAGATCAGAAGCATCCGTTATATAACCAAGTGGCAGCAGGACTAAATGAACTGATAAGCACGACTGATGCAAGTGTTCAGCAATTTACTGAGTATCTAAATGACATTCATGCGTTTTGTAATAAGCAGGGGTGTTGGTTGGAAACGCCTGAAGATTTGATGTGGGTGGTGGAGAGCAAGGCATGACATGCAAATCATGTGAAGAACGTCGTGAATGGATTAAACAACAATATGAACGAGCAAAAGCAAGAACAGCAGCAGCTATCAAGCGAATTACTGGCGCTGATGCAGAAGATAGTGGAGCAGAACACAACACTGATTCAGCAGATAGCGAACAAGGATCAGATAATTCTGGCAGCACTGGAACAGAGCAACGAACTCCTGTTGCAACTAAGCGAACAGGAAGACGAACTGCCAAGATCGAGAACGATTGATTGAGGTGAGTATGTCTAGAAGACTGGTATTAAAACGAACGCAAGGTTCTAAAGGATCGCTAGCATTACATGATGCAATTACTGGTGAATTACTTGCGTCTCAGCAAGGGTTAAGCATTGAATCGCATCCAAATGGATATGTTGAGTTAAACGTAAAGTTCATCATAGATGGTGATCGATTGAGAATAGTAGGCGATCATGAAGTTACAGACACTGAAGCCGAGACTACAGGCACAGAGAACACCAAGACAGAATAGTTGGGGTTCAGGTCGTGGTGGTCGCCCATGGCGCAGACTCAAAGCAAAGATACACCTTAGAGATAAGTACACGTGCCAGTGCTGTGGTGTGGTCACAATGGAGTTAGAGCTTGATCATATTGTGAATGTGGCTCAAGGTGGCAGTGATGAGGAAAGTAATCTTCAATCGTTATGTGTGCCTTGTCATAAAGAGAAGACGTTGAGGGAGAGTAGGCAATGAACAATGAAGAATTATTAGAGCAACTTGAATCAGTTGCTAACTTTATGCGTGGTATGCAGTTCGATACTCGCTTGCCAAGTGATGCAAGAGAAGCACTGCGTGATCGAGCGATTGATCTGGATGATTTTGTGGAAAATTATTCCAATAAAAATATGCATCAAAATGGTGCGTAAAATCTCAGCAGGCAGGGGGGGGAGGGTAAAAGTTTTTTGCTGAAAAGCTACGGACACCACCGCCCAGCTCACTTATAAGAAAAAATCAGTTTTCAAAAATATGTTAAAGGAGGGTATATGGCTTTAACAGAAAAAAAGAAGGCATTTGCCCTCGAAAAACGAAACGGCAAGGACAATAAAGAAGCGGCTATTTTGGCTGGATGCCCTGAAAAGACTGCATCTGCGGCTGGTGCACGTTTAGCAAAAGACCCTGATGTTATTGCTTATCTGGAACGACTTGAAAAAGCTACACCCGAGCAAGTTGTTAAACACGACATTAAACCATTAACAATCAATACAACTATTGAATCCGCTAAGAATCTTGCAGATCCATTAGCGTTTTTAGAGTCAGTTTACAGCGACCCAGTTGAAGATATGGCTTTGAGAGTTCGTGCAGCTCAAGCAGCTCTTCCATACGTTCACGGCAAAGTAGCCGAAAAGGGCAAGAAAGAGACCAAAGAGGATGCGGCTAAGGCTGCAACTAAGTCAGGCAAGTTCGGCACTTTGAATAACCAATTGCCTAGTTGATAAAAACCAATTTTTATAACCGAGCCTGATGGCTCTTTTTTATGTGAGAGAAAAATGAGTTGGATTAAAGATAAAGCCCAGTTGCCAGAACGCAATTCTATGGTAGCCGTAGCAATTCAAATTGATGAAGAATCAGTGGATTATCATGTTGCATACTTTGATGTGTGTAATGAAGGAAAAGATGAGTTTGTTTTGGCTCAGGTCGGTGAAATTTACACGCCTGAGCAGATTGCTGCTTGGCAACCATTAACAAAAATCTAAAGACTGCCGCCTTCGGGCGGTTTCTTATTTGATAGCCAATTGTAATGTCTACAGTGTTGCGCAGCATGGGGAAGGACACACCCTCAGTTGGCTATCAAATAGGTTATATATCAAGGTAAATTTATGACCGCAATGCTTCCAGAATGGACAACCGCTTGCCCAGACTGGGAGGAGCGTATTGTCGCTAAACAGTCGCTCATGCCTTGTGAGCCATTATTTCCACAAGTTGCAGATGTTGCAGAGCGCATATTTAAAGAGCTGATTTTAGTCGATGTGATGGGTAGCCCAAAGATGGGCGATGTCACATTGGAGTGGGTAATTGAGTTTGTTCGTGCAATCTTTGGTGCGTATGATCCAAGCACAAAGCGTAGATTAATACGTGAGTTCTTTCTTCTGATTTCCAAGAAGAATACAAAATCCACGATTGCTGCAGGTGTGATGCTTGTTGCTTTGCTGCTGAATGACCGTCTTTCTGCCGAGTTGATTATCTTAGCGCCAACAAAGGAAGTTGCAGACAATAGTTTTAACCCTATTCGTGACTTTATCCGCGCTGATGAAGAACTCAGTGCAATGATCAATGTGTCTGAGCACACTAAGACGGTTACTCACTTAGGTACTGGTGCCACACTCAAAGTTATCGCAGCAGAATCCAATGCAGCAGCAGGTAAAAAAGCTTCAATCATTTTGATTGATGAGGTATGGCTATTTGGTAAACGTGCTAATGCTGAGTCAATGTTCCGTGAAGCAAAAGGTGGTTTGGCATCGCGTCCAGAAGGTTGCGTGATCTATCTGTCTACAATGTCAGATGAAGTGCCGTGTGGTGTATTCAAGCAGCTTTTAGACTATGCCCGTGATGTTCGCGATGGGATTAAAGAGGATAAAGGCTTTTTGCCCCTTATCTATGAGTTCCCTAAGCACTTAGTTGAAGCAGGTGAACACTTAAAGCCCGAAAACTTCTACATTACAAACCCGAACTTGGGTGCATCAGTTGATCTTGAATACCTGATTTCAGAGTTTAAAAAGGTTCAGGATGCAGGTGAGGAATCACTTAGAGATTTTTTGGCCAAACATTTAAACATCGAAATTGGCATGAATCTACGCGCCAATCGTTGGGCTGGTGCTGAATACTGGAACAAGCAAAAGCACGTCTTTGGATTAGATCAGATCATTGAACAGTCTGATGTCATCACAATGGGAATCGATGGCGGTGGGTTGGACGATTTGCTGGGGTTCGCTGTACTTGGCAGACTTAAAAAAGACCCACGTATCTGGTGGCTTTGGAATCATGCATGGGCTAATAAAATAGCTTTAGAGCGCCGCAAGGAAAATATTCCGAAGTATCAAGACTTTCAAGCCGAACATTCTTTAACTGTGGTTGAGCGTGTGGGTGATGATATTGACCAGCTCGCAGCAATTGCCAAGAAAGTTTATGACAGTGGAAAACTTAATAAGATTGGTCTTGATCCACTTGGTTTAGGTGGTCTTTTAGATGGTTTGCTTGAAGTGGGAATCCCTGAAGATTCAATGTTTGCTGTACCACAGGGCTATAAGTTGATGGGCTACATCCTCACCACTGAGCGCAAATTAGCAGAAGGCAATCTCTATCATGCTGGGCAACAGCTTATGACTTGGGCGGCAGGTAATGCCCGTGTCGTGATGGTTGGTAATGGTATGCGAATCACAAAGCAGGAATCAGGCGTTGGAAAGATTGACCCATTGATTGCCACGTTTAATGCCATTGCACTTATGAGCCTTGCACCGGATGTTTCAGAGAAGGAATATAATGTATTTTTTATATGAAAATTGGTTTATAATTAATTAGATAGATAGAGCGACGGCTTGAAAAGGGGTTAACCTGACCCCCTTCTATCAATCCTCATTAGGTGATTTTGATAGAGGTATCAAAATGTCTAAAAAACTAACATTAGAAGATTTTTTAAGTAAATCAAAGTCGATTCACGGCACGAAATACGATTACTCAAATACTGTTATTGAAACAGCTACAGATAAGGTTGACATCACCTGTCCCGAACATGGCGCTTTCCAACAACAGGCAAATGTTCATTACGGTGGTTCTGGCTGCCCAAAATGTGCAAAGAATATAAAAATCCCAGTGGATGAACTAAAGGTTATCTTGAGTGCGGTTCATGGAGGGAAATATCAGTATCCTTTCACCTCTTACAAAAATAACAAAGATAAGATATCCATAGAGTGCTCTGAGCATGGGGTTTTTGATCAAGCTATCTCTGATCACAAAGCTGGAAAAGGTTGTTTTAAATGCGCTAAAAAGGCAACAGGTAAGAAAAAAAGAACCCATGCTGATCAGTTTTTTAAAAAGTGTTTTGATAAACATGGTGATAAGTATAATTACAGCCTTGCCAAATACAGAACAAATAGAGATGAGTTAATTATTATTTGTCCTGAGCATGGGGTTTTTAAGCAAAAAGCAGCGAATCACCTAAAAAGCGGATGCTTAAAATGTGGCAAACAATTATCTGGATGGAGAAGAAGCGACTTTATCAAGCTTTCCACAACTTACCATGATGGTAACTCCAATCTTTACATTGTAAGACTCTCAAAAGATAGCGAGGTCTTTTACAAGGTCGGCATAAGCAACCATACGACCTCACATCGATTTAGGGGCTCCAATACACCTTATAACATTGAGGAAGTTAAGCTAATTAGATCGAATGCAGGCTTTATCTGGGATATGGAAAAGCAAGTACATAAATTGCTTAGAAAATTCAAATACAAACCTAAGATAGAATTTGATGGGCATACCGAATGCTTCTCAGAAATTCCCAAAGAGGTCTATAGATTGCTTGATAGGTTTAATAAAACAAATCAATTGCAGTTAATTGCCTAAATTATTCTTAACCACAACCCGCCTATATGGCGGGCTTTTTCTTTTTTTAAGGAGAGCCTAATGCCTGCTCTACAGAAAACATTTAGCTCTTTTGAAATTAAGAGCGTCAATGAGGAAAAGAGAACATTTCGGGGGGTTGCAACAACTTCAGACCCTGATCGAGCTAAGGACATTATGGTTCCTGAAGGGGCTATGTATGAACTTCCAATGCCTTTCCTATTCCATCACGAACATACGGCACCAGTTGGGATTATTAGCGATGCCAAGCTACTTCCGAAAGGGAAGATAGAAATTGAATTTTCTTTTCCAGAAATCAAAGAAGAAGGAAACCTGAAAGCCCGCGTAGAGGAAGCATTTCAAACTTTGAAATATGGGCTAGCTAAAGGGCTGTCTATTGGATTCATGGCCGATTGGAATGATGTCGAGCAACTTGAAGGTGGTGGGTTCAGATTTAAAAAATGGCAATGGTATGAAACAAGCCTAGTAACCATCCCATGCAATAAAGACGCAACAGTTGACCTTTCAAAAGCATTTGAGGAACACAAAGCCGCGTTGGGCAAACAACCTCAGAACGTTCCAGATGGCGATTCATCTGAACAAAAACACGTAATCGTAAAACTAAATAGCCCAACACAGGGTGGAGTAAAACTATGAAAGAATACTTAGCAAAGCTGCTCAAAGCATTGGCAGATAAAAACGCAGCAATGCAAACTGCACTGTCTAAATCAGCAGCAGCAGGCACAACACCTGATGAAGCAACTGAAGCAGAAATTCAGGTTCTTGAAAAAGATATTGAGGCAATTAAGAAAAATATTGCACGTACCGAAGCTCAAATTGCAGAGATTGAAAAAGCGGCAAAAACCGCAACGCCTGTTGCAGGTAATGATCCTGAGGAAGCAAAAAAATCTGCAAAAGGCGATCCTGAGCCAAAAGCTGATCCAAAGGTTGAAGTTAAATCCAATCTTCCTAAAGGGATGCCTTTCGCACAATTTGCTCGTGCAAAAATGCTTGCATGTCATGAGCAAAAACAAGGTCGATTAATGACTGTCGTTGATGCGGCAAAAGCATTAGGTTATGACGAAGCAGTGGTTCAATATGTTGAAAAAGCCACCTTGGGTACCACTACTGATGCTGGTTTCGCTGCGCCACTTGTGCAGCAAGACACATATAAAGGCGATTTCTTAGAATTGCTTCGTAATGCAACCATCTTTGATAAGTTGAAAGGTTATCGTGCTGTTCCGTTTAATGTAAAAATTAACGGGCAATTAAGCGGTGGTACTGCTTCTTGGGTGGGTGAAGGTGCTAAAAAGCCTTTAACTAACCCGACATTCAACAGTATCGAAATCAAAGAGCATAAATTGGCTGCGATTACAGTTTATACGCAAGAATTGTTGCGTCGTGCCGATCCAGCAATTGATCAACTTGTGCTTAATGATTTGATTGAAGCAACCAAAGTGCTGATTGATACCACGTTTCTTGGTACTCAAGCGCAAACCGATGTGACTCCATCGGGTATTCTGAATGGTGTAACAGCAATTGAACCTTCTGGCACTACGGCAGCAGCAATTGAAGCCGATTTGTTAAAACTTATCACGACATTTGTTGCCGCAAACCTTACCACTGACAATGCGTATTTCTTAATGAGTGAAACGCGTGCAATGCAATACGCTTTGCTTCGTGATGCTCTTGGAAATACATATTTCAACGGCATGAGCTTTGCAGGTGCAGCGCGTTCGCTTCTGGGTATTCCAGTTATCACGTCACAATCCATTGGCGACAAGATCATTCTTGTAAAAATGAGCGAATTGCTTGTTGCTCAGGACGGTGGTGTTGATGTGGCGTACAGCGATCAAGCAACGCTTGTTGATGGATCTACAACCCATAACCTATGGCAAGAAAACAAATTTGCCATTCGTGTAGAGAAGTTCATCACTTGGGCGAAACGTCGCGCCATTGCAGCGGCATACATTGATTACACGCCTTAATCGGTATATCGATCCAAAACAGCTCCTTAATTGGGGCTGTTTTCATATCTGAACAATGAAAACTCACTGTTGAGCTATGGGAACAGCTATGAAAATTGAATATTTACAGGTTATGCACGATGCCGAAGTAGGCGAAGTGAAAGAAGTTGAAGATTTTGCGGCAAATATCCTTATTAAAACAGGTGTTGCAAAGCCTTATGAAGAGCCTAAAAAGGCTGCAAATCGCACCAAAAAAGACGTAAAAACTGAAGAATAAGGCGGTAAAAATGGGCATTTATGACTGGTTGAGAGGTAAAAAGAGCTATCAAAGTGTCCACAATTCAGGGCAGGGTTGGAATAGCATATTTGTGGCAGAGCCATATTCAGGGGCATGGCAAGAAAATAAGGAAATTACCCGCGAAGATATGACTGCATTTTATGCGGTATTTGCTTGCGTAAGCCTTATCTCTAAAGACATTGGCAAGATGCCTGTTCTGTTAAAAAAGAAGCAGCAAGGTGTCTTAGTTGATGCTTTAACCCCAAAAGAATTACAGCGTGTACTTCAAAAACCGAATAATTACCAAAACTGGCAGCAGTTCAACGAGCAATGGACGCAGAGCCTTTTGCTTAGGGGCAACACCTACGTTTTTAAAATGCGTGATGTATTTGGTGAGCTGTACCGATTGGTTGTTTTAAACCCTGATCTTGTGACTGTTCTTGTTGATGACCAAGCGAATGTGTTTTATCAGCTTACAAACGACCGATTAACACAGGCTGACAATGTAATTGTTCCCGCATCTGAAATCATCCATGACCGCATTAACGCGATTTATCATCCGCTTGTGGGTTTAACACCAATCATGGCGTGTAGTCTGGCGTCTGAACAGGGTATTTCGATTCTCAGAAACTCTAAAAACTTTTTTGCCAACGGATCTAAACCGGGTGGTGTTATTGAGGTGCCTGGGCCATTAGATGCAACAAAAGCCCAAGAGGTGAAAACCAAATGGGATGCAAATTATAGTGGTGCAAATGTGGGTAAAACTGGTCTTTTATCGGATGGAGCAAAATACGTAAACATTTCAATGTCAGCGATAGACAGCCAATTAATTGAACAACTTGGGATGTCTGCTCGTATTGTTTGTACGGCATTTAATGTGCCACCATTTAAAATTGGTGTGACTGATGTTCAAGGTGCAACTAAAGTTTCAGATCTGAACGAAATCTACTATTCAGATTGCCTTCAATCCTATATCGAAGCACGTGAAAACCTTTTGGATGAGGGATTGGATTTACCTTCTTATGGTGTTGAGGCCTTCCTTGATCTTGATGTTCTAATCCGCATGGATTCATCAAGTAAAATTGCATACTTCAAAGATGGCATCAGTGCAGGCATTTTTGCCCCCAATGAGGCGCGCCAGAAGTTGGGTTATTTACCTGTTAAAGGTGGCGAATCCCCTTATTTACAACAGCAAAACTACAATTTGGAAGCACTTGCTAAGCGTGATGCTAAAGAAGATCCATTTGGTAAATCTGAATCAACCACTCAGTCTGATAATCCTCTTAAATCGCTCTATAAGGGCGTATTCAAAGACGATGTGCAGTACCAAAAAGGACAATTCATTACCAAGAATGGCGCACTCTGGCATGTTGAAAACGATCATTTTGGTGAATTTGACCATAAAAACTTTAAGTTATGTGCTAAGGAGTGGACAGAATGAGCTTAGTCACACTCGAAGAAGTAAAACAGCATCTTCGCTACGATGATGACTCCAACGATACGAACATAGAAATCTACATAAAGGCCGCTGAATCAGCGGTTTTTCGTTATACGGATGAAGTTCATCATGCACAACCGCCTGAAGAATTTAAATTGGCTGTTCTGGTCTACGTTGGTTTCTATGACAAGTACCGCAATGCCGAGTCTGATGCACCAGTGAATGGAAATTACATGCCGCAACCTGTTCAGGCGTTGCTATTCCCTTATAGAACACCTACAGCAATCTAGGAGGGTGATATGGGACAAAGCGCAGGTGAATTAAGACACAGAGTTGTTATTCAGAAGTATCAGCAAGGTGGACGGGATGATGATGGATTTGAAATTGAAGGTGGTTGGATTGAATACGCAAAGTTATGGGCCAAAGTCACGCCACTATCAGCCAAAGATTTAATTGCGGCTCAAGCGGATCAATCCGAAGGCACAGCAAGAATGAAAATTCGTTATCGAACGGACATTGATACTGAAATGCAAGTGATTTGGAAAGATCGCTTGTTTTCAATCAAGAGTCAGGCTCTTGATGACAATGAAGATTCATATACATATTGCACCTTCTTGCTTGGCCAAGGGGTAGAAAGATCCAAGTGAGGTGCCTATGGCTAGTGTTGAGGTTAAGCTTGAAGGGTTGGAGGAAGTCTTAAAAAAATTAAATAGATTATCTAACCAAAGGCTTGTTAAAAATGCTGCTAACCGTGCTGCAAGAAAAGCCATGAATATTGTTAAAGATGCAGCAAAACAAAATGCAAAAAGAATTGACGACCCAGAAACTCGTGAAGCGATTTATGAGAATGTCACAGTCAGTCAAGGTAAAACTCGGAACAGCTCATACGTGAGAATGCGTGTTGGCATCATGGGTGGTGCTGGATCGAATAGCAAAAGCAAAAAAATCGTCTTCAAAGAAAGAAAAAAAAGAGGTGAAGCCAAGCAGGTTCTCGATGACGACACCATAGCTCTACCGGGCGGGAATACTAAATATTGGCGTTTCATCGAATTTGGAACATCACATATTCCAGCCACGCCTTTTATGCGACCCGCTTTAGCAAATAACATTCAGCAAGTAACGAATAAGTTTACAGAAGCGTTTTCGCTCGAACTCGACAAGGAATTACTCAAATGAGTTTCTTACCCATATTCCGAACACTCAATGCAGACAGTGCAGTAAAGACATTACTCGGCAATGACTTGCGTGTTTATGAAGATATTGCACCCTTGCATGCATCAGTGCCTTACGCAGTCTGGCAAGAAGTAGGCGGAAGTGCTGAAAATAGCCTTGATTGCTCCGCTAAGACTGATCATGTCATGTATCAAGTGATTGTGTACGACACCAATCAAAAACGCGCTTATGAGGCACGTGAAGCAATTAGAAAGGCCTTAGAAGTACAAAGCTATATCTTAAACCCACGAATCAGCCATTACGAAAATGACACGAAGCTTTATGCGCGTGGATTTGATGCGAATTGGTTTTTAAGTCGGTAGAAATTAACTCAAAAAAAGCAAAAAGCCCGTGACTCGTAATCATGGGCTTTTTTGTTGTCTACAACCTTGATGCAGAAGGAAGCAAACCATATATGAATTTTAACATCGGGGACTGGATAGTGAAAGCACTAGAACTCGTACAAACGCATAAATCAGTAAGAATTTTTTGCTATTGGATTATCTTCGTTGTTGCTCTGTTTCCAATAGCTCAAATCATCAAGGCATTAGCAGAATTGCTCGCTGTATTTTACTGAAAAGAGAATAAACCAATGCACCCAACAGGGTGCTTTTTTAATGCCAAAAATTGAGGAGTACTACTCATGGCGAACGTACGTGTAAACGGTATGGGAATTTATGTATACGATGGCACAGCCATCACAAAAATTAACTGTATCAAGACTATCGACTTTGGTTCTGACTCAACGACTCGTATTGAAAATACGTGTCTCGACGAGCCGAATACAAAATCCTATGTATCAGGGTTGTCTGATCCGGGTCAAGGCTCAATTGGCTATGATTTCGATGATGAAAATACATCACACGACAAACTAGAAGAATGGGCCAGAGACAAAAAACAAAACCTACAATTCTATATTGGCTCAAGAGACAGCACAGACGCACCAACAGTGACAAATGGAAGCGTAACACTACCAGCAACACGCACTTGGTGGTCATTTATGGGTGGATTATCAAGTCCTGCTCCAACTTTTGAAGCCGATGCTTTGGTTGCATACACCATTACATTGGAACGATCAACTGAAGTGATCCGCACCCCTAAAACTTAAATAATTGGAATCAAGAAAAATGGCCAAGACTAAAGAGCAAGCGGTAAACGCAGAATCAATCAAAAAATTTAATCTTCAAGATATCGCAAAAGGCGCATTGGTAGGCTCAATCCGAAACTTGCCTGTAGAGTTTTATCACGATGGAGAAAAAGTATCTGTAGATATTCGGGTCAAGCAATTGCCTTATAAGGTAACAGAGCCTTTATTCACTCGGCTTAACAAAGGTGAAGATGTGGTAGCTGAATGGCTTTCACTGACTTTGGTAAATGATGAGGGTGATATCTACTTAACCAAAGAACAAGTTAATGAGTATTTTACTCAAAGTTTGGCGGGCGCAATTTTTAATGTGGTAACTGGCTTGGAGGCAGTTGCAAAAGACAAGCAGGGAAAGTTGAATTAACGCCAGAGGACGAGTTTTGGTGCGAGCTTGTATCTAACGGTATTGCAGGAAAAACAATAGCCGAAGCTAAAGAAAATATGACTTTAGTTGAGGCTCAAATCTGGTCTTCATATATCTGGAAGTACGGAAGCCTCAATACTGGTCGAAGAGTTGAACAAGTTATTGGTGGCGCACTTGCATTTTATGCAAATTCTAATCGTGGTAAAAATGGTAAAGAGATTTCGCCTTATGCTTTTATGCCCCACGAACAGAAGCCTAAAGTGATTGAAATGGATGCTGAGGATTATTTGAATAGTTGGGTGGGTAAATAGATTTACCCAATTCATTATTTGACCAAATATTATTTATTTATGATACTACTTCAATAACTTAATAATGTTACGACAATGTGTGTCGTTATGCTTAATTTATTCTGGGGTGATCGTGGATAATATAGAATTATTGCCTAGTGAAGATGATGCTATGCTTACCGTAAATATAAAGAACAAACAACCAGTAGATCTAATCGATTTTGCTCAGAGCATGATCAGTTTAGGCGCTGAGTATTCTGATTATATTGCGGAAACAAACAATCATTTAGTTTCAGATGAGATTAAGCTTTACATCAAAGAAATTAGACCTGGATCAATTATTACAGAGTTGGTTGCTCTTGCGCCAGCTTTAATGCCTTTTGCTGAGCATGCAAATACTGTTCTGGACTTCACCAACCACATGAAGTCATGCATAGAATACTTAAAAGGAGTTGGCAGAAAACCCGAGAACCTTGATAAGCAGACATTAACTAGGGTTTCAAAGTTTGTAGAGCCTGTTGCAAAAGATTCAGGATCAATTTTGCAACTTGATGCCTCCAATAATAGTGGAACCATTACAATCAACATCAACAGCCTTGAGGCAAATGCTATTCAAAACAAGGCGAGCAAAGAAATAGAAAAATTAAAAGAACCAATTGTTGGCCTTCACAAGCAAGTGGTTTTGTATTGGACACAGACACGTTCAGATAATCGCAAAGGCTACAAAGGAATCATCGAGAGTATTTCTAAAAAAGAAGTGAAGGTACTTTTTGAAAATGATGAAATCCAGTATGAAATGATTCATGGGGAAGATCAGCTATACGAAAAAGCCTATGTTGTAGACGTTTATGTTGAGACAATAAATGATAATCCAGCAGCCTACAGAATTATGAAGTTTCATGAATCTATGGATATGCCTGAATAGCAAACCTGTCATTTCAAAAAGCCCTTCGGGGCTTTTTTCTTTATCAAATACCACCCTGAACAATCTTAGTTAAATTATCAACAGATTGAATTAAGCTATTAATTTTATCTTGTTGCTCTTTAAGCATAATTTCCATCATGTGCATTTCAAATTCATGGGAAATCTGAGCTTCAAAGCTTTGTTCTAAGCGGGCGACCATATCAGCATTCATAGATCGATTGTATTGTTCTGATGATTTAGAAATTTTATCCCTTAACTCAGGTGGCACACGAAGCCTAACAGTAACGTGCTTTGGGTTTTCTGCCATTAATACTCCAATAGCCTCAGAATGAGGTTAAAAAGTTCTGATAATGTATTGACAATACCTCAAATTGGGGCTAAATTTAAATAGCCTTAAAGTGAGGCTATTAGAGGTAATTATGAAATCTGAACAAAATAAACCCACCGATGTACGCTTTCGGTTAGAAAAGGAACTTTATGATCCTTTAAAAGAATTAGCGAAAAAAGAAGAGCGTTCGATGAATTATTTAATGAATAAGGCAGTCGAATTATTGTTAGACCAAAAGAGTGCGAAAGCATGAAATCAACAGACAACAAAAAAGCCCAACACTTGCAGGCAGAGGGCTTTATTGAAGTCATAACAGAGAGATATGTACAATATGAATATACCATTTCAATTTAATAAAGACAAGGTGTTAGATATTACAGACCTCTTGCCAACCATTCCTCTCGACCTACTTGCAAAGGTTGGTTGCTATGGTGGCGAAGTATCAAAAGAAGAAGAGGATTTTTTGAAATCAGCAGGGCGTGCAGTAGAAAATGCAAATCAACCAGTTTTAAAGGGGTTGAGTGCCATAGGTGTGCTGCTTGCAAATGCTAACGAAGAAATACCATTGGAAACATTTAATGATGTTGGATGGTTAATTCAGTCGCTTAGTGATCAAGTTTTAGCATTAAGCAATATGCAGGGTTTTGCAGAATCTATTTTGGAGGCAAGTAATAAAAATAAAATTCTCAAAGGTAATGGGGGATTAATGTCATGAATGCGATTGTTAACACAAATATTCAAACCATGACAAGTTTGGAAATATCAGAACTTGTAGAAAAACGCCATGACAATGTTAAACGTACTATTGAAAGCCTTGTAAATACTGGTGTAATTGTCCAACCTCAAATTGAGGATGGGATTAAATCTGCAAATGGAATTGTCCCAAAGGTATATGTATTCACAGGCGAACAAGGTAAACGTGACAGCATTATTGTAGTTGCTCAACTTTGCCCAGAGTTTACAGCTCGTTTGGTAGACCGTTGGCAAGAACTTGAAGAGCAGATTTCAAGTAAAATTATAGCAATGCCTAACTTCTCTGATCCAGTAGAAGCCGCTCGTGCATGGGCTGATCAAGTCGAGGCTAAACGTCTTGCTTGTAAAGAACGTGACCATGCAATCGAAACTAAAGCCCATATAAGTGACAAGAAAACTGCTACTGCAATGGCAACAGCATCAGTAAAAAGTCGTCAAGCTGAAAAACTCAAAGAACAGTTAGGTGAATCGAAAAATTACGCATCTGTTAAAGCGGTTGAGAGTAAGACAGGTCGTAAGTTTAACTGGCGAGAGCTTAAAAAATGGTGTGTGGAACATGGCAAGAAGATTAAAGATATTGCTGATGCGAATTATGGCACTGTAAAAATCTACCATAAGGATGCGTGGAATGCTGTTTACGGAATAAATTTAAAAAATATATTCAGTTGACTTAGCTAATGTCTTAAACCTTTATTTTAAGAAACTTTTAAGCTAACCTCATTAAATCAATTTAATGGGGTTTTTTATGGCTATTAGACCATGCAAAGAATGTGGAAATCCAGTTAGTGATAAAGCCGAGGCTTGTCCTAAATGCGGTGCAAAACAAAAGAAGAAGATGAGTATAGTTCTCAAAATATTACTCTGGCTTTTTGGTATTAGTATATTGGTAAGTGTTATTGGTGGTATGAATAGCAAAAACAATAAGATAGAAGATGATCCTAAAATTGAGGCGCAACCAACCCAGAATGAAAATAATACAAGTAAGAGTAATTGGTTTTATCACGAATCCAAGGATGAACTTCACAGCACTACAACCAAACTAGCTGTAGCGGAGAGTTTAAATAGTGCAAATTTTGGTTTTCCCTACGGGAATAGTTCTAAGCTTTTGTTAGGGGTTCGCAAAAATCACCAAGGACTTGATGTTTATATAACTATTGATAAAGGGCAATTCGTTTGTGGGATAGTTGATGGGTGCGATGTTGCATTCAAGTTTGATGATGGCAATATTATGAATATCACCATGGTTGAGCCAGATAGTCATGCGGCAGATGTTTTATTTGTTAAGCTAGATTCGACTGAGAGTAAGATCGTGGAGAAAATCAAAACTTCTAAGAAATTAATTATAGCACCTAAATTTTATCAGCATGGCGACGTGCAGTTTGTATTCAACGTTGAAAATTATAAACCCATTTAGATTATCTTGATTATCAAAACCCCGCTAGCCGGGGTTTTTTATTGCCCAAATTTCGGAGTTCACATGGCCACAAATTCACTCGGAAGATTAACATTAGACCTTTTGGTAAAGCTTGGGTCATTTGAGCAAGGGATGAGTGCTGCTGAAAGAAAAGCAAAGCAGTCTGCTCAAAATATGTCTAACGCCTTTAAGGGTTTTAATGATCAGATTCAGCAAATGATTGGCGGAACTCAGCTAGGCTCAGTAATCGACACTGTATCAACAAAACTAAGCGCCATGCGTGGAGGGGTTTTGCTCGCAACTTCTGCTCTTGCAGGCATGGCAATAGGCGGAACTGTAGTTGCTATTGGTGGGCTTTCAGCAATGGCTATTCAGTTGGCAAAAAGCAATCTTGAGTTGGCAAATTTTGCTGCGGTATCCAATACATCAATACAAACCTTTCAAGGATTGTCTGGTGCTGCTTCTAGTTTTGGGATTACCCAAGAAAAACTTTCTGATCAGCTTAAAGATTTTAACGAAAAAATTGGTGAGTTCGCATCTGTTGGCTCGGGAGGCGCAAAAGACTTCTTTGAACAAATAGCAGTTAAGACAGAAAAAGGAGCTGATGGTGCAAAAAAACTTGCTGTAGAAATGTCTAAAATGGATGGAGTTACAGCACTACAAACCTATGTTGATAAGCTTGAAGAGGCAGGTGTTAATCAGCAGCAAATGTCCTTCTATCTTGAAAGTATGGGTTCTGATTTAACTGTACTTGCCCCACTATTAGCAAATGGCGGGAAGTTATGGAAAAACTATCAAGAAGCAATGGAAGAAGCTGGAATTATTACAGGGCAGGAGGCAATCGAAAAGTCCATCGAGCTTGCAGCACAGACAGAGTCAGTTCAGCTCCAATTTACAGCGTTAAAGAATCAATTAGCTCAGGCAGTTATGCCGGCATTGAGCAGTGTAATTGGCTACTTTTTAGATGGGTCTGGAAAGGGTGGTCAATTTGCTAGTGTGGTTGATGCGGTAGGTTATGCGGCCAAGGGAACAGCAGTTCTAGTAATTGGTCTTGCGTCTGGCGTAAAATCTTTAGTTCAGATCATTGGTGGGGCATTAGATGCAATTGGGAATTTGGGGCAAACAGCTATAAATTTCTGGAATGCACCAACTCTATTAGGAAAAGGCAAAGCATTAGTTGATGGATTCCAGAATAATAGTCTAATTATTGAAAATACTGCAAAAAGAGTTTGGGAAAATACAAAGCAAGCTTATGGCGGCATCTCTAAAACTATTCAAAATCAGACTGGTGATCATGACCGACTAACGCGATCCATTATCGACAACAAAAAAGCCCAGCTTGATTACAACAAGGTTTTAGGTAAAGGGGTTACCACAGGAATTGCGCAGAATAAAGCGCTAAATCCTACCGTTAAAGCTCCTAAAGTCACCAAAACACCAAAGGCTAAAACTGATCATTCTGCCGAACAAGCTAAACGAGAACAGGAACAGCTTGAAAAGGCTCAACAATCCATAGTCATGCAATACGCTGACGAGGAATTGAAGCTTAAGCTAAAATACGAGGAAGAAAAGAAAAAAATATCCACGGCCTATGCTAAGGATCCAGTGAATGAAAAACTTTATTTAAGCAAGGCAAAAGAAGCATATGACAAAGATGTTGAAGCTTTCAAGCAAGCTCAACAAAAGAAACGAGAAGATGCTTTCAATGGGATTAACACTGCTAGTGGAAATATTGTTGGGCAGCAGGTTGCAGCATTAGCTCAAACAACTTTAAGTCCAATAGCCTTGTCACGTTTTAATCTGAATGCTCAACAGCAAGATGGCTATTCTCAACTCGGGGACAGCCTTAACTCAGGTTTATCTGCAATTAATGATAATGAGCTACTAGCGGATCAGGAAAAATATGATGCTCGACTATCCATTTATCAGCAGTATCTTAAAGCCAAATCCGAATTAACTACAGACTACAATCAAAAGGAGATTGAGTTAAATACCCAACTTTACTCTAGCAATTTATCAGCTATGAGTTCTGTTTTTGGATCAATGGGGGACTTGATTAAAGGTTATGCAGAGGAAAGCTCAGATGCTTATATTGCAATGGTTGCAATTCAAAAAAGTGCAAATTTGGCAAGTGTGATTATGAATGGCTATACTGCAATTTCGGCAGCATGGGCTTCAGCACCATTCCCCTACAACCTACCCGCAGTAGGAATGGCTACAGCACAAACAGGTGTCCTACAAGCCGCCTTGCAGGCATTTACGCCTAGTATTACTGGCATGGCCCATAACGGTATAGACAATATCCCAAAAGAGGGAACATGGTTGTTAGATGGTGGTGAGCGTGTACTGAATCCTCAGCAAAATAAGGACTTGACGAGGTATTTGAATGAGCGGCAGAGTTCAAATGAGGGGGATGTCACGATTCAAGTCAACGTAACCGACTCAGGCGTAACAACTTCTGGCGGAAATACTCAAGACCAAAAGCTTTTAGGGCAGATGATCGGGAATGTTGTCAGAACAGTCATTCGGCAAGAACAACGGCAAGGGGGATTACTTTCAAAATGAGTAACCAAAAATTTGACTGGCCAAGCGACCTAGACGGTAACTCCAACACTCAGAACTTCAATGTTCTGACTTCAAAATTTGGCGATGGCTATGAGCAAAATATTTCAGTTGGAATCAATAATCGAAAATGTCAGTGGGCTTATCAAAGAACGGCCTACAAAGCTGAAATTCAAGCGATTAAGGCATTCTTTGATGAACACAAGGGCGCAGACTCTTTTTTGTGGGATTCACCGCTTGATGGTGAAGTCAGAGTCAAGACTGATTTGACCTACACACCAGTAAGCCTAGGTGGTCAGATCTGGCGGATCACAACTACATTCACACAAGTCTTTTACCCTTAAACCCATCTAAATATACACAGCACTCAATCGAGTGCTTTTTTTGTGAGAAAAAATATGTCAAAGCAGATAATTAATATCGGCAACAGTCCGAATGATGGCAATGGTGAACCGGCTCGAAGTGCGTTTAATAAGATTAATAGTAACTTTACTGAAATTTATAATTTAACAGGGAATTCACCATCACCAAATTCTTTAGCTACTAATTTGGCTTGTCTTGGAACTGGTCAAACAATGGTAGGAATGAAACAAGAAAGATCATTGGGGACAAGTTATCTAAATTCGACAGGTCGCATAATACTTATTTTTGTAAGACTCGAGGCAATAAAATCTAGATTGCAGACGATACGTCTTGGATTTTATATTGATGGCAAAATGGTGTGGCAATCATGGGATGCTGATACAAAAGGTACGGGATTTATGGTTGCGATTGAAAACGGTAAAAGCTATGAATTAACCTTGGTGTCAGGTTCTTTGCCATCCGATTTCTCGATCGAAGAATGGGTGGAGTTACGCTAATGAAATATTTTAAAAAAATTGATGACTCGGTTTGGGCATTTGAAGAAGATGGCTCTCAGGATGAATTTATTACTAATGAATTTACATCAATGACCGCTGAAGAAATTGATCGTCATCTAAATCCACAAAAGTACTTCACCGATGCTGAAAAAGCCGCAATTGCTGTACAGCAAAAAATGATTCATGCACAAAGTGAATATGATCGGGTCAGTATTGAAATCACACGTTTGAATGATGCAATTGAAGATGAAGATGGTGATCTCGAAGAATTGAACACTGATAAAGCCGTACTTGTTGATTATCGTAAATTTTTGCGGGCATTTCTAAAGTCAGATGGTTTGGGAGAATTACCAGATGAGCCTCAACAGTGATTTTCAAAAGCTGTATGTCGATGGACTGATCACGCTTTATGAACTTGATGCCAGCAGTTTAGGAGCTGGCATTTTACGTTTTCACGGTCATATCTCCTATGAAGACTGGCAGAAGATTTATCAAACCGTGGACAGCACAAGCTTCACAGCAGATACAACGCTAATTTCAGCAGACAAGCTTTTTGATGTAGGCAGTTCAAAAGTCTGGATGCGAAATATTATCTGGCAGGGTCAAGTGTTTGAGCCCATGGTCATTGAAAGCACAGGCTTTGGTAAAACGACTGATGGTAAAGCTTCGATGCCGACCTTAAGCATGGCAAACAATATCAATGGTGTGCAGGGAGCAGTATCAGCCTATTGCTACCGTTTTGATGATTTTGCAGGTGCAAAACTCAAAGTCATAACAACGTTGGCTAAGTATTTGGATGCTGAAAATTTCAGTCAAGGCAATCCGACGTCTTCGAATGACAGTGAAATCCAGATAGCCTATATCGAGCAAAAGACTTCTTCAAATGATGAACAAGTCGTATTTGAGCTTTCAAATCCAGTCGATTTCGAAGGTAAGAAAATACCGCTGCGCCAGATCACAAATCTCTGCCATTGGGCATGTACTAATGGTTATCGAGGTGAGCAGTGTGGATATACAGGCACTGCTATGTTCACTATGAAAGACGAGCCGACTACTGATCCAAGTCAAGATCGTTGCCCAGGGCGAATGCGCTCTTGTCGACTTCGTTTTGGTGAAAACAAAGCCTTGTCACATGGCGGATATCCCGCATCAAGTTTAATTGGGTGATCTATGAAACTATCTGCTGATGTAAAAAAAGCAATATTTGTGCATGCATCTGATGTTTACCCTGAAGAGTGCTGCGGAGTCATCGTCAATGATCAATACATTGCCTGTCGTAATGTGGCTCCCACGATTTATGACAAATTGGGAAAATTAAAACAGGACAAAACGACAAACTTTGAAATTCATCCTGAAGATTTGGCCAATGCTGAAGATATTGGGGTGATTCAGGCTTATGTGCATTCTCATCCGAATGGAACCACACGAGCATCTGAGCTGGATCTTCATCAGATTGAAGAACATAAGAAACCGTGGTTTATATGCAGTTATCCCGATTGGGACATCACCGAATATCAGCCATTTGGATATACCGCCCCATTACTGGGGCGTAATTTTTTTCATGGCTGGCAAGATTGTTATTCACTGGTGCGTGACTTTTATCAACGTGAATTAGACATTGTATTGCCCAATTTTCAGCGTGATGATGATTGGTGGGAAAATAAAGAAAACGCCTCTCTTTATCTGGAGAACTACCGCACAGCAGGCTTTTATCAAGTTGATACGCCTGAATATGGCGATGTCTTGATTTGTCGTGTAGGGCGAACTGAACATCCAAATCATGCGGTGATCTGGTTGGGTGAGCAATGGCGTTTTAAAAGTGAAGATACACCCGCGTGTGTGGGCAATTCACTGATTATACATCACATGTATGACGCAAAATCGATACGTGAAGTTTACGGCCATGAGTGGCAATCACGCACAGTTTTAATTTTGAGACATAAAGATCATGTTAAAGACAATTAAATTGTATGGTGTGCTTGCTGAACAATTTGGACATCAGTTTAAGCTTGATGTTTCAAGCACACGTGAAGCAGTTCGGGCCTTATCTGTGTTAATACCTGGCTTTGAAAAATTCATGCTGCATGCACATGAGCGTGGGTTAGGTTTTGCTATTTTTTTAGATGAAATCAAGGGTCATCGTACCCGCGGTAAAAAGCAGCCGTATTGTTATGATGCAGCAAGCAATCGACGTATTACAGGGCGTAACGTCGGGGCGACTGAACTTGACATGTCTACAGATTCTAGCGTGATCAAGATCGTCCCACGTGTCATGGGCGCGGGCGGTAACAATGGCATTTTGCAAGTGGTTTTGGGTGTTGTTCTTATTGTTGCTGGCTTTTGGACAGGCGGTGCAACATCAAATCTCGGTGTGGCCTTGATTGGTGCGGGTGCTGGCATGCTGGTCGGCGGTATCGCTCAAATGCTTATGCCATCAGCAGAAACACAGGATCAGAATCAGGATGGTAACAGAGCGAATAAAGGTTTTGGCTCGGCTGTGACGACCATCGCGCAGGGCAATCCTGTACCCATATTGCGCGGTGAACGTGAGATCGGCGGCTTTATTGCATCAGCAGGACAATTCACTGAAGACTTAATGTAAAAAATCATATTCATTTTAGGCACTTTCTAGTGCCTTTTTTTATGCATGGATCAGGTATGGACAAAAAAATCATTGGTGCAAAAAAACAGGCCAATCAATCTCGTGCGCCTGTGATTGCACCCGATTCAGCGCAATCGACCACCACAGTAAAAATACTTTATGGCTTATCTGAGGGGGAAATTGAGGGTTTAGCAGATGGGTTAAAGTCGGTCTATCTGGATGATACGCCTGTTCATGATGCCAATGACAATCCAAATTTTGATAATGTTGTTGTAGATTTTCGCTCAGGCACAAACGATCAAGACTATATCGAGGGATTTCCAGATGTATCCAATGAAATCAATATCAATGTGGAGTTAAAAGAAACGACACCTTGGGTTCGTGCTTTTAGCAATACCGATTTAGATGCAGCACGTGTACGTCTAAAATGGGGTGCATTACGTGTTCAGGATGCAACCACAGGTAATGTGGACGGCATCACCATTCGCTATGCAATTGATCGTCAAACCGATGGTGGCGCGTGGGAAGAAGTGATCAATACCCAAATTTCTGATAAAACCAGTCCTGATTATCAGCGTACCCATCGCATAGAATTACCACGTGCAGACAGCGGTTGGCAAATTCGTGTCCGCAGAATTACACCGAACCAGAATAGCGATTTAGTTTCTGACAAAATGTATGTGGCTGCGATCACCGAAGTGATTGACGTTAAGCTACGTTATCCAAATACGGCATTACTCGGTCTGCAATACGACGCTGAAACATTTTCAAATATTGCAAAAATGGCAGCACGTTGTAAAGGTGTTCGCATTCGTGTACCGACCAATTATGATCCTGAAACTCGTCAATACGTTGGTATCTGGGATGGCACATTTAAGTATGCCTATACTAACAATCCAGCTTGGCATTTTTATGATGCGTGTATCGACAAGCGTCGTGGACTCGGCAACCATCTTGATCAAACCATGGTGGACAAGTGGTCGATTTATCGGTTGGGTCAATACTGTGATGAACTTGTGCCAGATGGCAAAGGTGGCCAAGAACCACGTTTTACTTTAAACGTCTATCAGCAATCACAAGAAGATGCATACAGCGTACTCAGTAAAATGGCAGGCGTGATGCGTGCGTACATGTTTTGGGACGGTCAAAGCATTGTACTTGATGCTGATATGCCGTCAGATACAGTCTATACCTTTACCCGCGCTAATGTGATCAATGATCATTTTGAATTTTCGGGTACACGTAAACGTGATCGACATACCATTGCTGTTGTTAATTTCGATAATCCAGACAATCGATTCAAGACAGAACCGGAGCCTATTCCAGATGAAGAGGCCATTGCGAAATACGGGATTAATAAGGTTGAGATTGATGCATGGGGTGTAACCTCACGCGGACAGGCACAACGGGCAGGACTCTGGGCATTAAAGACTGAAAAGTACGAAACCCAAACTGTGGTATTTAAAGTTGGTCTTGATGGGTACATTCCTCAACCTGGGAAAATCATTGAAATTGCGGATCAAAGTTTTGCGGGTCGTGCCAATGGTGGTCGTATATCATCAATTTCGGCTGATCTCAAACAAGTTACATTGGATCGAGATGATGTGGTGTGTCGTGCAGGTGATCGTCTCGTCATTAATGGTGAAGACGGTAAAGCGAAGGCTCGTGTCATTGAAGGCATTAATGGCCGTGTGGTGACGGTCGTCTCGGCTTTTGAAGAAAATACAATCTCGTCGCAAAACGTATGGGTTATTGATGCTCAGGATCTGGCGACCATGAAGTTTCGTATTGTCTCGATTATACAAAACGATAAGCATCAATTTGAAATCAAGGCAGTTCAATACAATCCGCAAAAGTATGATGCAATCGATTATGGTGCCTACATTGACGAAATCCCCATTACGATTGTAAATCCTGACATGCAACCTGCAGTTGAGTCAGTCAGTTTATCGACCTATGACAAAATCGAGCAGGGCAGGAATATCGCAGTGATGGTGATTGGATGGCCACAGGCTCAAGGTGCTGTTCGTTATCAAGTCGAATGGCGAAAAGATGATGGTAGCTGGATTAAGATGCCTTTGACGGGCAACAACTCTGTTGAGGTTGAAGGGGTATATTCGGGTAATTATCAGGCACGTATCACTGCATTTTCTGCTTTCGATATCGCATCTTTACCGACTTATTCAAGTGTCACCGCCTTATTGGGTAAAAACGGCACACCGCCTGCTTTGGCTAACTTGACGGCAACAGGTATTTTATTTGGTATCCGACTTGAATGGATTTTTCCTGCTAAAGGTGCCTTGGATACAGCTCATACCGAGATTCGTGTCAGTCCAGACGGTGTAAGCAATATCTCAACTTTGGGATTGTTTGCATACCCAACGACAACTCACACGATTCAAGGTTTACAGCCGAATTTAAAGCTTTATTTTCAGGCTCGTTTAATTGATCGTTTGGGGAATGTGGGACCATGGTCTGATTGGGTCAATGCAACTACTTCAGCAGATGCATCGGCAGTCTTGAATATTTTGTCTGGCAAGATTACTGAGACACAATTGCATCATGATTTGCAGCAGAAAATCGATAAGATTGACGTCATTGAAGGTGATCTGACTGTTTATGATCAGCGTATTCAAGATGCCAAAAATACTGCAGATCAAGCTAATCAGAATTTGGCTGTAGAACGTCAGCAGCGTATCGATGATGTCGGGAAACTTGCAGATAATATCGCATCAGAATCACAGGCTCGCATCAGTGCTGTTCAAAATCTCAGTGATGGTCTAACACATGAAAGCCAGCAGCGTGTTGCTGGTGATGAGCATGTCTTGTCTGTTGTTGATACCTATAAGCAAAGTACAGAAAACTCGTTTGCTGCGGTGCGTCAAGAAATCGAGGTTGTTGCAGATGATGTGAGTGCTGTATCAACAAAACTTGATGGTGTCTATGCAAAAGTCACACCTCTGACCGCGGACCAGGATAACTGGACGGCAGACTCAGGCAGTAATCAAGCGTCAAGTTGGTCGATACAGTCTGCACAGGTCGATGGCGATTCAGCTCTTGGCCAGCGGATTGATACGATCAACGTGCAAGTGGGTTCAAATCAAGCCGCAATTCAGGAAGAACGTTCAGCACGTGCATCGGGTGACGAAGCCAATACGCAAGCGATCAATAACTACATCGCCCGTAATGATACCGCTTTGGCATCTGTTAAGCAGACCGCTGAAAGTGCGGTATCAGCATCGAGCAGTAACTCAAGCGCGATTCAGGCGCTGGATAACCGCGTTGATGTGGCTGAAGCTGATGCATCGGTAGCAAAAACCAATGCGGCCAGTGCAATTACCAAAGCAGAAACAGCAGTCTCTACTGCAGGATCAGCCTCAAGTCTTGCGCAACAAGCATCGGCAACAGCAACCGCTGCGAGTGATACAGCCAGTACTGCAAACAGTAACGCTTCCAATGCGGTGAATACGGCAAATACTGCAAACAACACAGCAAATGAAGCCAAAACCAATGCAGCTTCAGCTCTATCAACTGCCAATGCAGCAGCAAGTGAATCTTCTGCCAATGCCAGCCAGATCAACAGTATCAATGCTGCGCTTGGAGATAAGGCGAGCACCGGTGCACTGAACTCTGTCAAAGCAGAGGTTGATGAAATTGACGGACGATTGACTGCAGCAACTGAAAAAGTTGATGGTGTCTATGCAAAAGTCACACCTCTGACCGCAGACCAAGACAACTGGACTGCGGACAGTGGTAGTAATCAGGCATCGAGTTGGTCAATTCAATCAGCTCAAGTTGATGGTGATAGTGCCTTAAGTCAACGAATGGACATTGTTAGTACGACAGTCGGTGAAAACACAGCAACAATTAAGGAGGTTACAGAAAGCGTAGACGGTTTATATGTGCAGAAATACATAAAACTGGATGTGAATGGAAAAGTTGCAGGCTGGGGAGGTGCAAATAATGGAGTCGAATCACAGTTTATTTTTAACTTTGATTCGCTTGCTATCGGTAGTGGTAATAGCACCGGTTACTATCCGTTTGTCTTTAGAACAACACCGTTTACTGATCCTGAAACAGGCACGGTTTTTCCTGTCGGTGCTTATATGAAATCTGCGTTTATGGATTATGCTTCTATCGATACTGCTCATATAAAAGATTTGGCGGTTAAGTCTGCTCAAATTGATAATGGTGCTATTACTACGGCTAAGATTGGTGACTTGCAGGTAGATACACTGAAGATTAAAGATAATGCAGTAACGGTGCCAGTTGGAATCAAACTTGTCACACCAATCCCAAAAAATACTCAGAGAAATGCAACTGTATTTACTGGTGGCGATGCAGTAATTCTTGATACATCAAACTATTTTGGAGACATTATATCTTTATCATTAAACAGAAGTGGAGGTAAATGCCAAATCAGTGGCTATGTGTATGTTGACAATGTGTGCGCATCTGCATGGAGGTCTAGTGGATCTACAGTGAGCAATGCCCCAAAAACTATGTATTGTGGTGTTGTTTTATACAGAAATGGTTCACCAATTTTTATTGGAAGAGTTGCCTCTTCAAGCGAAATTACAAATGATGTTGCAATATTTAATGGTGCTGTTCAATTACCTACAATTATTGATGATGCATATACTGGAAATGTTCAGTATTCAATTAGGGTTGGTTGGTCAACTACAATATCAGACGCTGGACTTATGATTCGACCTTGGAATACAGGTAATGCATCTGTATTAACAGCAACATTATCAGTCTTGGAGCTAAAAAAATGACAGCAATTATTTCAAAAAATGGCGAAATTCTTCAGATGATTTATGCAAATGAAGAAACAGTTGTTTTAAACACCCCGAAAGACTGCTTTTCTGTTAATGACCCACCAAAATCAAATATGTTTTATCGGGATGGGTGGGTGGAGATGCCTGCTCAGCCGTCACCACATTTCATATTTGATTATGAGATCAAGCAATGGGTTGACCCTCGAACCCTAGATGAAATTAAATCCCAAAAATGGGCTGAGATTAAATCACAGCGCGATCAACTTGAATTTGGCGGCTTTGAGTTTGATGGCGGTATTTACGACTCTGATCAGACATCTCAAGGTCGAATCATGGGAGCCGCTATTGCAGGTGTAGACCAAGTATGGACTCTAGCTGATAACACAACAGTCGAGTTAAGTGCAGCTCAATTGCAGCAACTCTATGCAGCATTGCAAGCCCACATTGCAGGCGTTCACGAGAGGGGGCGTATTGCACGACTGTTAATTTATGAAGCAACTACTTCTGATGAAGTTGAAGCAGTTATTTTCTAGCACCTTCGGGTGCTTTTTTATTGCCAAAATCGGGGGAAATCCGTGGACAAAGAATCATTGAAAGAAATTATAACTGGATTAATAACATATGGCTGGATTATCGCACTATCAATGCTTGGAGGCTTGGTTGCTTTTATTCGCAGACTAAACCAATCAAAAGAACCCAAGCCATTAAAGGAGATATTTATGCGACTTTTCGGTGAGTTAATCATCTCTGCATTTGCTGGGATTATCACAGTTCTATTGTGCATTTACTGGAATATGCCATTGGTACTGATTGGTGTATTGGCGGGAATTGCAGGGCATCTAGGTGGCAAAGCAATCGATACCTTTGTATTGATCTGGAAATCAATAATTAGCGGAGGGAAAATGCCATGAAAATGAAAGCAGGCGGCTTCTCAATTCTGCGACAAAAGTTTGGCTCTTTGTCACAATCTCAAGTCGATGGCATCAATCACATTGTGACTGCAATTGATCAAGATAAATCAATCTCGTACCCGCAAGCAGCATACATGTTAGCCACGACTTGGCATGAAACGAATCGCACAATGCAGCCAGTTAAAGAGTTTGGGTCTGATTTATATTTGCGCTCGAAGCCTTACTACCCATACATTGGCTACGGCTATGTTCAATTGACTTGGGAGCCAAATTACAGAAAAGTTGGACAGAAACTATGTCTTGATTTACTCAATGATCCTGAATTAGCACTCAAGCCAGACATTGCAGTAAAAATCATGATTCGGGGGATGAAAGAAGGTTGGTTTACTGGCAAAAAACTGTCTGATTATATTTATCAATCCCAAAAAGATTATGTGGGTGCGCGTCGAATCATTAACGGAACCGATAAAGCCCTATTGATTGCAGGCTACGCGGACACATTTGAAAAAGCATTAAGGAGCTGGTGATGACTTATCTCTATCTAGCAGCAAAATACTGGCGAGAATGCATCATTGTAGTTCTCGCTTTTTTATTGCTCATCTGTTTGTTTATTCAAAATCATCAAGTTAGTGAACTCAAAGATCAGAAGAAACAACACGCTGACTACGTGACGGAACAACAGCTTGCTGCTGAAAAAGCCAAAGCCGATGCAGCAATTCAAGAAAAACTTTGGTCAGAAAAAATCACTCAAGCGGAGCAAAACTATCATGCAAAAATTAAACAAATACAGTCTGATGCTATTGCTGCTCAGTCCAGTGCTAACAGCTTGTCAAAGCAACTCAATGAAGCCAACAAACGTCTGTCCGCAGCTTCCCGCGAAACCAGTGATGAATATTGCGCAACGCTCGGAAACGTATTCGAGCGAAGCATCGAAGAATATACAAAAATGGCAAGATATGCTGATGAACACAGAGCTAATGAAGAAAGATTGAGCGATGCATGGCCGTAAAAGCACTCTAATGAGTGCTATTTTTCCATCAATTATTTTCAAAACTTTTCTTGGACAATCTGAACATCTTTCAATACATGTCTAAAGCGATAAACATAGTCTGATGCTTCATTGTGAGTGTAAAACTTCTTTGCGTACTCAGTGTCTAAAGTCCAGTTGAAGCCTGTTGTGTAACTTTCATTCACGATATTGTATTCATCATCGTAATGCTCGTTTGTGATGTTTTCGAGTGTGAGATATCGATTATTCTTTTTGATGTAGTAGGGCAT